TATGAGAACTTAACGACTCATTAATCATATCCTCGACAAATCGGGTTGCCATCTTTGAGCAATTTAATATTAAATCGTCCCGGCTTTCATCATTTACCTTCAAATACTCCTTGCACTCGCAAAGTGTAACAAAATCGCCTGCTGTTGATGTTACTGTTAATTTCATTTTAGGTATCCTTTTTCGATAAATTCTTTTGCTACTTTTTCGGTAAGTTTTATTTTGAATCCGATAGGTAAAGCCATCTTAATGTCAATTACCTCGTATTCTTTCCGTTCGTCCGTTGTTTGTTCAGCTTCTTTCTTTGGTCGTGCCATGTTAACCTCTTTCTTGGGTTACAATCATTCAATCAAACAGGCTAACATGCCTGAGGTAGCACTGAGTGCTTAGTATTGGTGTTTAATTCCACTGGTACACCTTTCTAAACCAGCAGGACACATGGAATTCTATTAACTGGTGGGGAATGATCCTGTTCTTGGTGTGTAGTTAGTAGTATAGCGACACACGCCCTTAGTTATCCGTATATTCCTGGCACGTCCATTTAAATTACCAGTGAATGCCAGATTAGATCCAACACACATAGGGCGCTCAGTACCAAAATTCCCTGAGTAACCAGATGACCAGACCACAGTCCCATTCACAAAAGCCCTTAGAGTGGTCGTCGATCTCGCCCAAGCAACTTTGTGCCAGGTGGCAATAGTTATTGCAGTTCCGACATTTCCGGTAACTGATGAACCATCCCAAAGGGACATCTGCTGAGAGTCAGCTGAGATATAGTGTACGCCGGGACTGGCCACAACTCTGTTGTCAAATAGGTCATCTTCACCACCGCCAGAATCCAGGTATACATCACATTCAAGTGTGTAATCCCCTGTTCCAAAACCAAAGGCTGCGCTGCTAGCTATGTTGATACGGCTGGAGCTACTTCCCAGAAAATCCAGATAACCTCCATCAGCTGTGGAAGGGGTAACTCCTGAGATTGTAAGTGAGTGTCCATAGCTAGATACGTCCACAGGGGTGGCCCCATCTGTTCCGTGGATCAAGAGGGACACATTACTCCAGTAGGGATCCGTGTCAGGTACACCGAATCTGAAGGGATTTAGCAGCATCCCTCTTTGCCTACTTTTCAGGGCATTACTGATGTTGCAGCTTCTATCGATCATGTCGGATATCCAATCAACCAGACCTTCAGTCCCTTTGCAGTACCATCTCCGATCTGGTCTACGTCAATGGTAATCTTGGCACCAGCAGCAATGGAGGTATCCGACATTACAGCTGCTGTGGCTGCAGTCAGGGAAGTCTCTTCGGTGTTGTCGATGGTTAGCTTTGTGGAAAGGATTGATGTACCTGCTTCATTGATATCTACTGTGAAGATACTACCAGAAGTCTGTGGTGTCACTAGCTCGGCCATAACTCCTGTCAGAGTAAAGGCATGAGGTAGGTGAAAAGTAACCTTGGCAGTACCGGCAGTGATGGCTGTTGTTTCATCGCCACATGCTGCGGGGATACCTTGTTTGGCTGTTAGTCCTGATGCACCCGTTGCTCCAGTATCTCCTTGGATACCTTGAATACCTTGTGGACCCTGCGGGCCAGTTGGCCCCGCCGGACCTTCCGGACCCTGAATACCTTGAATTCCCTGGATACCTTGGATACCTTGTGGACCCTCTGGGCCGGGAATATTGCTGACACCATCTGCACCAGCTGGACCCACTGGACCCTGTGGTCCTACTTCTCCTTGTGGCCCCGGTGGGCCAGTTCTAATAATTACCGGTGCTCTGATGTCAGGCATAATCTACCCCTTTAGGTCTGTGGTGGGTCTACTGGTAGTGTATCAGGAAAAGCCTCTACTGGGGGCTCTGCAGGAACCAGATCAGGTACTAGCTCATCGACTACAGCAACCTGTGCCTTTAGTGCTGTAATAGCATCCGCCAGCTCTTGAGAGATTAGCTCAGGCTCCTGACCAATAACCTCAGTTAGTTCAGCAACCTTCTGGATCAGTGAACGGGTCTCCATTTCGACCTTCTGGATATGCTGTGTGACAGCGGCAATCTCGGCAGCAACTTCAACTTGAAAGCTCATGAATTTTCCTTTTAGATGATAGAATGACCAGCCAGTTAAGGCCAGTAGGATTAAGAACTGTAGCATAGTAGTAGCCCTATTATCCACCACGTAGGGGCAGATAGGGCTCTTTGGGTTTCTGATCCGATTTGCTCTTCTTGGGAGCAGCCACCAGTTTATTCTGTGTCTGTGGCTTCAGTACCTTCTTCAGTGCTTCGGTCTGTTTCTTGTTGTTTACATAGAGTGTCATGGTGTGTCCTTAATATCTTATAACCATAGCGTATCCTGCAGGATAACCGCCCCAGCTCTCTGACTGAATGGGATCTTGTTGGTTGTCAGTCTGTCTCCGTGAGTTCTGATGACCTCCAGCGCAATGGCCAGTGCAATGACAGTATCGTCATTTGCCCCATAGCTGGCATTGGTCTTCCCAGACTCATCGGCAACATAGTTCATTAGCTCATTGATAATGACTCTGCTGGGAATCCAGATATCTTCATTCTCAATGGCATTCTTCAGGAATCCAATGATGGCTGGCTTACTGGATGTGCTTGTTCTCCAGCCAATACGGGTACCTTCTTCTTTGGATACATTGGCAATCTTCGTCTGATAGTACAGATTCTGATATTCCATCTGTGTCAGCCTATTTAGGGTGGCAATACCCATTGAGTTGTTCTCTACGGCAAGTAGTGCATTGTTGTAGTATCTGCCCAGATAGAACAGTAGATCACCGAACTTGCTGGGGTCAATGTAGTTATTCCTGTAGACAGCACAGACCTGCTTATTGGAGTTCATTACAATGGCAGCTGAACTATCTTTGCCGACTCCCAGAGATACATCTGCCCCAATGACAAATGCGGTGTCATGCTTGGGAAATCTGTAGATCTCCAGACTACCCTGTCTGGCATCTTCGAATAGACACTTCTCGAAGTCAAAATCCTTTTGGGCAAGAATTGGTTGTGGTACCAGTGCCCGGACCTTCTCCAGATCAAATACGTTTGAACCTGAACTTACAAATGCCTCTTCGGGTGTGGCAGGATATTCCTGTCTGAATTTACTTTCACCGGACTCAGCAATCTTCAATCTTCGCCAGTATAGCTGGTCATTGGTTAGATTATATGAGTCCCTTAGTTTTTCTTCTGCCTCACTGAGAATCATATTCTCGGGAGCTTTTCTCTGGTACTCTTCCATTAGGAACCAAGGTACGAAGATTGGGATATATTCATTCTCCCCATTTACTGCACCATTCCAGATTCTCTGAAACTCATTCCCCACACCATTGGCAGTACTCTCCAGAATTACTTCTGTTCCTTCTGCCTGGGAGATTCCCTGGAATAGTCCTGCAAGAATCTTCTCGTCATGCGTCCAGAAAGCAACTTCCGATAGATGTGCAATGGTAGGAGTAGTTCCTCTTCCAGCCTCAGGTGATCCGGCAGTGTAGAGTCTGTATCCTGAGTCGTTGTGCTCGAACATAATTTCTTTGGCATTGGATTTCTTAAACTCCGGTCTAAAGTCAGGATTCATATAGTCAATGATATTCCTGGACATATTGAAGAGGGCATCTGAAGTGGCCGAATCATGAGCCATTACAACTGACTTATTGTAGGGATGGAAGTAGCTCTTCCAGAAGACTCGCCCGGTGGCCCATGTGGAGATGCCCATCTGTCTGGCCTTTAGGATAATTGCCCTGACTCTCCCGGTCTCTCTGAGCTGCTTTTCAATGGCTTCATTGATGATCTTTTGTGCGCTATTGAATTCAAAGGAGATAAACCCCTTGGATGAATCCTTGGGTAGAATCTTGATTTGCTCAGTGGCAAACTTGGCGAAGTCATTGCGGTATTCTTCCAGCTTTTCTCTCTTGCGTAGTTCCCGGAGAATTTCCAGTTTGTTCGCTTGGGTAATTTTTGTGGCCATATGTTTGGTGGGTGATATTTAGTGGTCCTAATAGGGACCGGCAAGTGGATTTCTGGGGAAAATTTCTATAATTTTTTCTGGGGAGGATAGCGGGGAGAAATTCTTTTTGGGTACCCCTCCTTCTCTGTGTGAGAAAAAGATGTGTGGTGTTTGGGTTAGGCCCTGTTTCTTTTGTGGCCCCCCCCCTCGT